GCCTATTTCAAATCAATACATAGACGCGCTTTAAATTTTAGTTCGGTGTTGCGTTGGGCTAGGGACGACATCAAGAAAGCCAACCGTGCAAACTTTGCCACGCTTGGCGTTGCTTCTGGAAAAGCGTGGAACGCTTTAGATACAGAATACCAGTCGTGGAAGATTGAGCATTATGGGGCGTTGCCAACAATGATTCGTTCCGGCGATCTTTACCGTCAACTCACCACTCTTTCGGGAAGAGTGAATCACATAGGACTCAAATCAGCACAATTTGGAACTGATCAAGACTATGCGAGATTCCATCAACTTGGAACTAGATTTATGCCTGCTCGTAAGATTGTGTTTGTGCCTAAACATTTTGCTCATGAATTGGGTGTGAAGGTAGGAGAATATCTAGTGTACGGGGCACCGGGAACCGCAGAGTACAAGAAACTGAAAGCGGCGGTATTTGACTAATGGTTGCAACAATGGAAGGCCCAGCAGCGGCAAAAAAGTATGTCAGTGATTTTCTGGCGTCTGATCTACCCACGCGTTGTTTGAATTATCGCAACACTCTCGGATTGTCGAATACCGAATTACCTAATCCGGTCAAGTATTTGACTTATGAACCACTGACGATGGATAACTGGCCAACAATCATTACTTTAGTTGAGGCGACATCTACGATAGTTCGTGATGATATAACGGCAGTTTTAGATCCGATTTATCAGGTCATTTACCGTATGCGAACGTATGTTTGGGTTCGCGCTGTTGGACCAGACACTGTTACCACGGCACGAGACAACATGACAATGGTTGTACGGGATGCTCTTTTGGATCGACCAGCGTTAAGAGGTTCTTCCGCTGAAGGAACACCTGCCGATATCAAGGTAGATGAGGGAACGCTTTCAGAAGATTTTTCTGATTTGACGTTGCTCAAAGGTGAACGTTTTTTAGCGGCTTCTTTTCTTTCTTATGATTTGAGTCTTTATGAATCGATCAGTAGAGCCGGTAAGGGCACGATGCTGACTGGTGTCGTTGCGGAAAACGTCATAGAGAAGGTTGCGAATGCTCCCACGGGTGTGCAATCAACCGCTGGAAATGCTACGGCATTGTTGACTTGGAAGGCACCTACTTGGGATGGTGGCGGAACTGGTGCTATTACTGGTTACATCATTCAGTATTCTACTGACGCCGGAACAACGTGGTCTACGGGTGTTGCCGACACCGGATCTACGAATCCTGCCCATACTGTTACGGGTTTGACTAATGGAAATTCGTACCTTTTCAGAGTCGCTGCTTTAAACGATGAAGGTACTGGCGCTTACTCTTCTTCTTCTCCAGCCACGGTACCTGCGGCTTCTTAAAACCCTAGCGTGGTATTGTTTCAACAGGACTGATACCTGCTGTCAAACGCAGTTTAAGCCATGTAAGATTTGTGAACGTAGTTCGGAATAGCCAAGTGGAGGCACACGAATGCCGGGAGTCGTAGTAAATACCGCAGTACGCAGTGGTCCAGCGACTACTGGGGAAGTAGTCTCGGGTCAGGCGTTCTTTGTGGGCACCGCTGTTCGTGGCAAGTCCTCAGAGTCAGTTTTGATCCGTAATCTCACTGAATACAAAAAGTATTTTGGTGGGTATGTGTCGGGCAACATGTATGCCCATGCTCAAACCTATTTCGAAGAGGGTGGGAGCCGCTTATACATTCAGCGCACTGTTGCAGATGATGCAGTAGCCGGTGCAAGAACTATTGTTGATAGCGGTGGTTCTACTGTAGCGACAGTTACTGCCGCAGATGTAGGTGCTTGGGGTTCCAATCTCACTGTTCAGGTTTTGGCCGGTGATGTTAGTGGTGTTCGCATTCAGATTACTCTTGATGGCGACATTGTTATGACTAGTGCTGATCTTGCTTCTCTTGATGCAATTGTGAGCACAGTCAATGGTTCAAATGATGTGAAACATCTTGTGACAATTGCTAAAGAGGCTGGTGCTTCTAATATGCCAGTTTCTGGTTCGGCTAATGCTTTGACTGGTGGTGCGGCTGGAACGCTTGTTACGGATGGAAGTGCGACAGATAACTACATTGAGGCTTTGGCGAAAATTTCTAAAGATCTTGGTCCGGGTGCTATAGCCATTCCGGGCATTGCTCTCACGAACAGTTATTGGCAAGCACTTATTGACCATTCGGTAACGAATGATCGTATTGCCATTTGTTCGTTTGCTTCAACTTCGACTATTTCGGCAGCGAAAACTTCGATTAGTGCTGCTTCGCCTGCTATTTATACGGATGCAGGTGCTCAATACGCTGCTTTCTATTATCCGTGGGTGAAGATCCCTGATCCGGCTGATGCTGATTTGTCGGTTTCTATTGCTCCCGATGCATACGTTTGTGCTAAACGAGCAAAAGCGGCAAACGACGTTAAAGGCCCGTGGCGGGTTGGTGCTGGTCTGATTTCGGAAGCCTCCCATGTGAGTGGTCTTTCGATGCCAGCAACAGAAACTATGAATAAGGCCAATGGCGATTCGTTGGACAACGCTCGTGTTAATGCTTTGCGAGTCATCAACGGCAAGGTTCGGGTTTATGGTGCCCGTTCGGCTTCTGCAACTGAGAATGACTGGAGATTCATTACTTCTCGTGACACGCTAAATCATATTGTTTATGAATGTGAAAAGCGTCTTGAGGATTATGTCTTCTCAACAGTTGACGGTCGTGGTGCTTTGTTCAACAGGATTAAGAATTCGATTGTTTCGATTCTGGAACCCATTCGCAAATACGGTGGTTTGTATGAGGCTTACGGTTCAGACGGAAGTCGTTTAGATCCGGGTTACACGGTTTTAGTCGGTGATAGCAACAACCCAGCGGCCAATCTAAACATTGGTAAAGTTACTGCGGATGTTGCAGTCAGGGTATCTGCCGTGGGTGATAAAATCACAGTTAATATTACTAAGTCGAATCTTACGGCTGGGGTTCTCTAAAGGAGTTTGGATTAAATGGGTACAAAACTTTCACAACGGCAAATTGTTGCAGAGATCGAACCAACATCTACTGCCTACCCGCGACTTGAAGGCTACTTCGCACAGGTAAGTGGTGGCGAAGTTACGGCTGCGGTCGAAAAGGTTTATGACGGCGGACAACGCTTTCCAGAGACCTTGTGCGCTCCTGCCGACATCGGTGACATTACGGTTACTCGTCATTACGAGATAGACCGCGATGGAACCAAATTGAATGTTCTGCGTCCACTAGTGGGACAGGCTTACTACAACGTTGTAATTACTGAGTTGGATTGTGACCTAAAGGTTGCTGGGACTCAGCGCACTTACACAGAGGCTCTCTGCGTAGGAATGACAGAACCAGACGGTGATGCTTCTTCGGGTGCTCCCGCCTCGTACAGTTTGACCTTCTCTATCGGTCCTCTTGCTTCTTAAGCAGTAAACACAAGTATCTAATAACCTAAACTTGAAACACCCGTTTGCATGGGTGTACTATTTGGTGTATTCCAAATGGCATATCAGGAGTGTGAATAATGGCAGACGATAAAATTACTATGGATTTAGAAAATGCTGGTAAGCCCAGTATTGAGGATCGCGTAAGAGCGAAACCAACGATTCTTTCTCAATTGCGGGAGGAAATCGAAAAAAAGGTTGAACGTCCCACTATCGAAATCAAGGTTCCAGAACGGGAAAATGTTTCCGTTCGGTTTTCCCCCAACATTACTCAGCAACAATTGCGCGCATGGCGTCGCAACTCTGGTGAAAACTCTAAAGACGGGTTTGATCCATTGAAGTTTGCTTGCTATGTAGTTGGTTCATGTGCCGAATCAATTCTCTTTAATGAAGAAATTGTTCAAGACGAGAACGGCGTAGATGTCACCTTTGCTTCTGCGGAGATTCTTGAAATGACAAATGATGTTCGTCCTATCCCTGATGGGATTCGCAGGTTCTATGGGGTAGATCCTCATCTAGAGGCCACGGCATTGACGATTTTGGATCATGCAGGGTACGGCGACGAGGTGGAAGCAGAGGAAAACCCTACGAACGGATAATAGAAGAATTTTCCGAATCTCCTATTATCCAGTCAGCAGCACGCCTCGGAGAACTATGGGGAACTGATCCTATTAAATTACTAGATGTTACTGAAGCAGAGTGGGCTATTCGGGTAGCATGTGCAGAGGTGATAGCAACTGATCGCAGAGAAGAAGAACAAAAGCGAAAGGCTTCTAGATCCCGTTAGTGCATCGTTATTAACCTAGGAAAGCCCTTGTTATGGCAGTTGAACAGAAAGTAGTCATTCAGGTCACGATCGACCCGGATATGAGCAAGACTGCTGCTGTCAATGCCTTTCTTACTCAGTTGGATCGTAGAACTAAAAAGAGTTCAACTGCTTTAAAGACTTTGGACGCTGGCTTTAAAAAGATGGGCGTTACCGTAGGTAAGGCCGCTGCCAAGTTGATGGACTTTGGCAAAAAGTTAATGAAGATGAACTTGAAAGTTTTTGCTATTGAAATTGCTGCGGTAACAGCATCTTTGCTGCTTATGAAAGCAGCATTGGCTACTGGCGCTGGCTTCATGAGAGCGTGGAATAACACTGTCAAATTTGCGCGTGCGGCTACGGCTGGTTTCGCTGCTTCTGTACTTACTTTGGGTTCGGCAATAGCCTCAGCGCATCGACAGTTCCAACAGTTTCAGTTGGCTCCGTTCGTGGGCGGGCTTCAGAACGCCAGAACGGCTATGTCGGGCGCTATGACTGCTATGCCGGGCTATGGTCAAATGGCTGGACAAGTCGGTGCTGTATTGAATAAGGCTGGTATCAAGGCTGCGAATGTACAAGCGGTCATGACTCAAATTGGCGACATGGGTGCTGGTGATGCAAAAACAGTTCAGAGTCTTGCTCAGGCTGTTGCGACTGTTAAGAAGTCAGGAAGTAGCGCCGCAGGCGTTACGGCTTTGCAGCAAATGGGGCCACAGTTCGCTGCTTCGGCGCAAAAAGCAGGCGCAATGGGTGGCCAAGAGTTTCTCGCCGCGCTGCAAAGCGGAGCATTGACACCAGAAGCCTTTCAAGGCTCTATGGCGGCGTTGAGCACCACGTTGTTCGGTGGAATGAAAGAAATGATCACCCGATTGTATGTGCGTTTAGCGAGCATGGGTGAGGTCTTCCTAAAACCGTTGCGTGAGGCTATGGGGGAGATTGAACAAATTGTAATGACTGGTTTGTTCCGCGTGTCTGGCGCTATTCGTTCTTTCGGTTTGGATACGTTTATTCCGGGTTTTGTTAGCCTGTTGTCAAGGTTCACTGATTGGATGGTTATTCTCATCAATCGTGATCTGCCCAAGTTGATGGGCATGTTTGGTTCTATCGCTAGTTGGTGGCGCAGTTTCAGTGAAGGAACGAAAAACTTCTTTGGATGGATGAGTGCTGGGTTGCGTTCTTATACTGAGGCTTCCCAGATTGCTTGGGAAATGACGAAGAACTTGTTTGGTGCCGTAGGCGGCGGAATGAGTGACAGATTTGGCATGTGGAGAGAGGGGTTTGAAAACAACGCTGGCAAGATGCAACAGTTTGGTACCAATGTTGGTGATGCGATTACTTCCGGTATGGCTGTTGTCGGCAAACTCGGAACCATGTTTTTCGATAATCTTGACACAATAAATAGTTTCTTACGTTTCCTTGCTGACAAGGTGTTCCCTGCAATTGAAAGTTTCGGCGGGGTATTTCTTGGAGCGTTTTTGGCGGCGTTACCTGTGATTGAAGTGATAGTGGGCATGTTGTTGCCAGTCATTGCTGGTTTAGGTGCAGTTATTGGAATGGCAAGTGCCGTTCCGGGTCTTGGCGGTACTGCCGCAATCGGTACAGCGATGGTGGCTACGAAAATGGGCCGAAAGGCTCTCGGGGTAGGTGCCGGTCGCACAATGGCCACGGGCGGAATAGCGAGAGCCGGAAGCGCCGCAGCCTATGGCAAGTTCGGATTGATGAGTACAGGGATGAGGGCGGCACCACAACTGGGCGCATTGGGGGCGGCTACCGGTAACAGCGTCGCCGGTACGATGGCGTTAGGGGCAGGAGTGATGGGTGCCGGTATCGGTGGTGCCTACATGATGAACAGAGCCGTGCAATCAGAGACGGCGACAGGTGGCGCATTGCAGGGTGCGGCAGGCGGAGCAATGATGGGGGGTGCTATCGGTTCTTTAATTCCGATTCCGGGTGTTGGAACAGCAGTCGGAGCAGCAGTCGGAGGAATTATTGGCGGAGCAGTTGGTTGGTGGAAAAGTAAGTCCAACCAAAAGGAACTGAAGAAACATGGTGCCGAACTCGGTAAACAAATGGTCGATAATCTCATTGATGGTTTTTCCAGTATGACCCCAGAAGAGATGCGGATTAAGAAAACAGAATTAGAGGCACTTGCAGGAAATGAGTCAGCATTAGATCAGTTGGCTAAAGACAGGAATGTTAGTCAAGAGACTCTTACTGCGTCTTTAAATGCCAATCTGTCACGTTTGACAGCAGCGATACAAGCATCAGAGAATGCTTTTGCGAGTAACCAAACACGAGATGCAAACGCTTGGGGTTCGGATTACACGACCACCGGTTCAATGTCTAGTTACATGGAGAAACTCATGGCGGACGCCAGAGGGGAGACTCAAACTGCTCAAATTGCTGCTAATTTTGAGGCTGGGGCAAACTCCAAAGCCGCTTTGGCAAGTTTTTTCCAGT